TGGGTTATATAAACGAGAACCGTAAACATTGGACTCTAAATCAGCAAGCTCATTTATTACGTCGCTGTTTCTTTTGTTAGGACTTTTGATAGCATAACTTAATCTTTGGTTGTCCTGATTAAACTTACCTAACTCTTGTACTCTAGTATTTAAATCTTTAGAGTTTAAATAGTCTTCTAAGTCTTGGTTAGCTAATTGAATTTTAGCTTTAGAGTTTGCTACGTCTACTATCTTTTTATATTCTTTACTAAGCTTGGCTTTCCCCGCATCATCTAGTAATGATATATTGTCATTAAAAGTAGTTCGTAAATCTTTTAACGCTTGGTCAATTTCTTTTGATGAGCCACTCTGAATAGCTGTTTTAAATGCAGCAGTAGCAGCAATTACTCCAGAATCAGTAGAGAAGTTTGCTAAGTCTTTTAGTTCTCTTCCAGTAAAAAACTCGCCTATACTTCTGTCAGGTACCATAAGTCCAACAATAGGACTAGGCTGGGCTTTTAATCCAGCATTAATAGACAGAATTGAATTAATACTATTAGAAAGTTCTTGGTCTTCTTTTCTTTGTTGAGCAAAATATCTTTCGTTACTTAAATCAAGTTCTCTGACAGTTTGGCCAAGTGACTGGACTTTTACAAGATCTGCAGCAATGCGTTCTGATTCAGTATTTAATTGCTCTCCTGGTTTTACCAAGGATTTATAGTATTCGGGAGATTTTGGCATAATTCAAAAATAGTTAAAAAGATAGGTTTACTCAATACCTAAAGAAGAAATATCAACTTCGGAACTAAATTTAGGTCCTTTATTTACTTTGTTTGTGTAGTCTACACTTTTGGTATTAATCATAATAGGATTACCATCTTTATCTTTTGCTATATTTCCTGCAGCATCTAGCATAGGTTTAGTAGTGTATCCTATACTAGAAGGTAAACCAACAGCATAACGATCAGTTAACCTATTTCTATTCATAAAGAAGTTTAAGTTATCTATGTTACCTAAAGAATAATCAAAAGAATTACTAAAACTAAATGGCTTACTTACTCCATTGTCTGATTTCTTTTCATTATCAATAAAACTAATCATTTGATCTATCTGAGTTAGAGCATTATTTATAGTGTTGTCGTAATCTTTTACACTAACTGCATCAGTAAATCCTAAAATTTGAGCAACTGCTGGTTTGTAGTTCCAATTTAATTTCTTTGGGCCTAAATAATTTTTAATTAAAGTTTTAAGTCCTGTAAGTTGTGCTACCCCACTTTGGTTTTTAATCTTCTCAACTTCTTCTACAAACTTAATAAGATTATTAGAAGCTACTGCATTTTGCGGATCTGCAAAATCTTTTCTAGCTTCTTGAGCTAATGCAACTAATTGGCTCATTTGATTTCCTTGTATGTTTTTAATAATCTTATTCATCTCAGGAACTACTATTTCATTCTTAGCAGTACCTAGATAGTTGATCTCTTGATTTATTTTAATCTTAGCACGCTCACGTTCCAGAGCAAGATTGTGCTGTAGATATACTCGGTTATTCTTTTGCTGCTCTTCCCAGTATTTATTTCCAATTAAGTCATCTGTTACTTTCTTAGCAGCATACATATTACCCATGTTAGAGATAAACTTATCTTGATAAATTTGAGAATACTCTTGTATATCAAATTCATCATAAGGTTTGTTTACGTTCTCATTAGCTTTTACTCTAACTTGCTCAAAGTATTGAAGACCTTGTTTTGCTTGTTCTAGCTGAGCTTTTGTAGTAGCACTAGGAGCTTTAGAATATGCATCTTCGTATGCAGCTACTAATTGAGCTTGTTGTTGGGCTTTTAAAGATGCGTCATCAGCAATAGTTTTATTGTATTCTACAAACCCTTGGTATGCGTTATCTTTACCTAAACGATTTAAGTTGTATTGAGAATCAATCTGAAGCTGACGCATAGCCTTTGGATCAGCCTGTAAGAAACTTCTAAAGCGTGAAGCTATATCAGCTTCGCTATAACCTTCTTCGGTTCTCTTTAATAGATACGCGGGACCATAACCAGTTCCTTGTCCAGGAGCACTTATAGAAGTTTGAGAAGGAGTAATCTTTTGACTCTTCATAAAGTCATTCCACTTCTCAGTCAAGTCATAATACTCTTCGTAAGTTTTACCGTAGGCTATTTTCTGACCTACTTTTCCAGAAGATAGATACTGTTGAGCATCATTCATAAAGAAGAAATCATTAGCAGCTGAGCGTTTCTTAGAATCCATTTTACTAAGTTCGCTTTGTCTGCGTCTAATTTCTTTTCCATTACTTATAGCAGTAAGAATGTTATCGTCACGCTCAACGTATTGACCCATGTTTAAAACAGCGTCTACATTTGCTTTATACGAAAAGTCAATTCCTGCATTAGAATTTACCTGCTTAACTAACTTAGTCATTGCAGTATCAAAGTACTCACGCTCTGCGTCAGTGACTATATTATTTCTAAGTGCACTATACTGATCTAAGGTAGTTCTAACTTGAGCTAGACCTTCATCATATAATTGTTGCTTTTTTTCTGCTAACTTAATAAACTCGTCAGCAGGTAAAGCGGAGATATAGTCAGGATACTTAAAACTACTACTAGAGTGTGAAATCATGGTTGGTAAAATTAATTATTCTTTTTTACTTTCTTATACAACTGTCCGCCTGTTTTTATATAACTACCTAACTTAGAAGACTTTTTAGTTTTAGGTGCTGCCGCCTCGGTTACGGGAGCAGTGGTAGTTAAATCCTGGGGGTTAAGGGTTGTATTAACTAAAGGAGTTCTTTGGTTGTAAATAGGATTAGCTACAGGAGTCCAAGTTCTTGTATTAGCGTCGTAAGAATACGAAGGCATAAAGTTTTTAGAGTACAGCTCTTTTAGTGCCTCGTCTTGTTCGTACTGGGCTCTGCTTTCTACTAGATTAGTCAGTGCGGCTTGTTTAGCCTCAGATTGTTTAGCTTTAGCTGTAGCGTATAACTGATTGTAAGTTCTATCAAACAATTCTGCATTAGCCATTTGGGTTTGCATATCTGCCTGGAAATTAGTTACATCTGCTTTCCAGCGGCCCTCAGCATCATAGTTTTGTTTTGTTTGGTATGCTTTATTCTTAGCATCTAGTGCCATAGCATAAGCCATATTAGGATCAGCACCAGCACGCAAAGCTGAAACTTGCATATTATCTACATCTTGTAATTGGCTTTGGATATTCAAAGTCTGAGGTCTGATATAAGGTGCCTCAATTTCAGGCACTGCATAAGGGAAAATTTCTTGAGACTGTGCAAGTGCATAGGCTCCAGGAACTGCCTGCATTAAATCATAAGGCTCTCTTTCGTAAGTACCAAACTTTGGTTTAACCATTGCAGGAACTTCCCCTGGAGTAGGCTGTGTAAATTCTTCAGCTACAATTTCTTGTTCGTCATATACACTAGGTACAGTAGACTTAGCGTATTGACCTGCAGTAGTGTTTGTGTACGCAGCATCAATAGGACTAATTTGACGATTACCTGCGATTACACCTGGCTCGTCAGTAACCCCACGTTGTCCAATATCAAAGTATTGGATTTTCTGAGATAATTCAGGGCTTAATTGATTGTTAGTCCTTGCATCAATTAAGTCACGATAACCTAAATAAGTAGCCTGTTGTAAAGCAGCAGTCTTTGGGTCTTCCGCTAGAGGAATACCTGCGGCTTTAAATTCAGCAGCTAGTCTTTTATTAGTTACTGAATTAGGATCATTAGGATCTCCTATTTGACTTAAATCTATATTACGAGCCTTAAGGGCCAAGTTACGTTTGTTTAATTCTAAGAAGTTTTTAACTATCTCCTCATCTTTCATATTATCTATGTCAGAAAGTTGACCATAAGCTTTTGAGGTCTTTCCTTTCTTACCTGTGTAGTAAGCTTGGTTTTTAGCAGCGGCTCTTGTTCTTTCTACTAGAGCTTTTCTTACTTCAGGATCCGATAATTGTTGTTCTAGATAAGCGTATTCATTTGCAGTAGCTTGGTCGCCTGCAAAAGTAGTTCCTAAGTCTGTGCCTTTATATTGAGGTAAAGCAGAACGTTGTCCAGTAACCTTAACTAAATTACCCTTATCGTTACGGTAGTATTCGCCTACCTTAGCTTCACCTTTAGGTTTAATTTTAGATTCAGGGACTACTAATTGTTTTCTACGTTTATTATCTCCTAAGTCTAAAATTTGGTAAGTGTTACCTTCAGAGTCGACTTCAGTTCCTAAAAGTTTATAACTCTGTCCACCTCCCTGCATGTTGGAAAGAATCTTAGCTTGTACATATCCAGGAAGTGCTTTAAATCCAGGATTGTTAGTGCCACCATCTTTCATCTGTGACATAGGCTCGCCAGTTGAGTTACCGTTTAATAGTTGCTGCTCTTGGAATAACTTATCCAAAACAGCTTCATTTTTAGCTTTCATGATAGCGGCCGTGTTTTTGTCTACCTGCTTTGCAAAAGGATTATCTAAAATTTCTTGGTACTTAGTACTGTCGTATTTCTTAGCAATCTGAGCAAAAGTCTTATTAGAGTCTTTTCCTTTTGTGCCACCCGACATAAAGGTATTAAAATCAAAACCAGTTAATTCTCCACCACTTTGCATAAATGCACCAAGCTTCATCATTTTTTCTTCTGGACTAAGTTTCTGCAAGTCACCTGGTTTTAAGTGATCAGAAAACACTCGAGTTCCTTCAGGGAGATTTGTATTTGTTCCTCCCATAGATACACCGTTAACTTGATACTTGTCACTGTGACTGGGACCAGAAGCTATCTCACTAGTTCCATCAGGAAGTAGTAAGTATTCGTTATTTTCTATTTCAACATTATTAACTCCGTACTGGGGAGTATTAGGACGAGTTGAAATTCTTGCGCCTTTTTCTGCCATAATAATTGGTTGATATTCTGTTCCACCTGATGTAGTACGACCATACATATAGTTGTAATCATATACAGGCTTAGATTGTCTTTGTTGTATGGAACGATTAAATTCTGTTTGACGACGTAAATCATCTTTATAGTTTAACCCAGCAGAAATGCCAGTTAATCCTAATGTAGCCCAGCTACTCCAATCAAGGGGGTTTTTAGATTTGGTGTCTTTTGTATCTTCTGTATCTTCTTCATCTCCTCCACCTAATGATTCTTCTGCAGCTATGCTAATGCCTTGAGCTTGTTTTACACTAGCTGGAGTAGATGTTTCGTACTCAGTAATATTTAAAACATCGTCTTGAGGCAAACCTTCTAGTTTTGGTAGTGGTTGATTTTTATTAGGTACCTGATTAGGAGTAAAAAAATCTTCACCTGTAAAAGGAAAAGACTCTTTCATTTTTTTGATTTCCTTGTCTGTATATTTTTTAGGCAGACTTAATGGATTGTTTTGGAAGTACGCTTGTTGTTTAGCAAATTCTTCCTCAAATTGTTTTTGAAAATCAACGGCCTCTAAACCTTTACCTTCTAAATTGTTGGTATTAACACCTGCATTTTGCATGTATTTTTTACCAAACTTTTTATATAAGGAGTGCCTTAACATTAGATTAATTTTTTATGTTATAACTTTAATAATGAAAGTTAATAATTACACTAATTACAAATATAATTTATTAACTAAAAAAAGCAAGGGATTATTTCCCTTGCCCTCTATATGCTTTTTGATAGTTCTTACTCTGCTTTAACTTAGAAGATTTAGTCTTAGCGTGAATGCCTGGTCTGCTTACTTTGGGTTTGTCTTTAAATGCAGACGAAACACTAGTGGATTTTGCTTTAGTTGCCATAGTATTAATTTTAAAAGTTAATTTACCATTTTACTTTGTTAGCGACACTTATACACAAAGAAACAAATTCTTCTTGTGTGTATTGTTGTTTGCACATATTTACCATCTTATGTACCCATTGAAGATTTCCTTCAATATATCCTTTAGATGAGTCTATTCTATCTAATGATGCTGTGTTTTTATTTACTTGCATTGCGTCAATATCCCAGCCTGTTAATGCACATTTATAATCTTGTTCGATAAGCAAGTCAGCTAAATACTCTGCCGTTACTTGCCAAGTTATATTTCTAAGAGCTGCTTGTATCCTATACTTATCACAAAAAGAATATCTTAAAACTCCTTTAACCCATCCTTTATGTTGGTTATTTTCAGGTCGAGAGTTGCTACAAGCTTTACATTCTTTACCTGCATTGTAAGAATTAATAGCATAGTTTCTACGTAAGTAAGATTGTAATTCTCCGCAATTAGGGCATTTTTTGTACCAACGTTTATCTGTCCCTAAATAAACTTCGTTAGGTAAATCTAGAGCGTCTGACATAACATTAAAGGTATAAATAAAATCCACTTAATTTTGTTGGCCCAGTACGCTGCAGAAGATTTTCCTTTTGCAATATTCTTTGCGTGACGTGCCTTAAATGCCTTGTTACGTGCAGATCCATCAGGAGATCCTGACACACCTTTCTGACCAAAACGAATTAATTTATAGTTACCATTAACTTTTGTTACAACTGCGTGACTCTTGTTACCACTAGTAGTTCTCTTTGGTTTATCTACTCCAGAAAATCCCATCTTCTTATATCTATCGGGGAAGCCTCCGACTTTACCACCACTAGCCATATAACTTTGATATAAGCTGCCTCCCTTTTTGAATTTATATCCGTACTTAGAAGCATCTTGTCTGGCCTCTTGTATGTTGCCATTATTAGCTGCAACAAATCTAGCCTTAGCCACAGGAGTAGGCATCTTACCTCCGCTCTCCATCTGCATACCATACTTAGCTTTTCTCCAAGTACCGCCTTTAGACTTATAATATTTAGCAGCCCAGCCATTAGCATAAGCTGAAGGATACACATCAAACTTTTGTCTAGCAAGAGATTTTGCTCTAGACCACAAACTAGGATTATTAGGTTTATTTGCCATTGTTATTTTCTTTTATGATTGTAAGGTATTCTTTGTGAAGATGTTTTAGTTGCTTTAAATCTTGCTTTTTCTTGACTAGACATCTCAGAACTAGTCTTAGGGGTTTTACTGCTTATTCTGCGAGAAGGACGACAAGCAGGATACGCTCTATTTTCACCCTCTTGACGACCACATGGTTTACCTGATTTTACGTCTACCCACTTTTCAGCAAACCATCTATCAAGTCCTCCATGATTTCCGCCTGATTTATATTTTTTATAAAGCGACGGAGTAGATGCTATTACAGTACCATTAACTCCTGGAATAGACATGCCTCCCATTTGCATTACTCGGGAAGCTTCTAAAAAATTATCGAGATTGTAGTCTACATCTTCTTCTTCAAAGTCTTCAACCATCTTTTTTGCAATCTGCTTTCTATTATCCTTATCCTTAACTTGTCTTAAAATACCAGCAATACCTTCTACCATTTCTCTATCGTCATCGTCTTCTTCCTCTTCCTCTATTTTGCCTCCTACTTTCATATTAGGAACATAATCAGACATCTTAAATCTGATTGGGTCTGCTAACATGTTGTACTTAGCAGTACGTAAAGCAGAAGCATTTTCTGCATCTTGGACTGTATTGTACTTACCCATGTGCAGTCCAGTCTTATAGTAGTTAGCAACAGCTTCGTCTTCTGTAAGCTGTCTGCCTTGTACTACTGTAGGAATAAGAACTTCTTTACTATTATCGTTAATTCCGATTTTATACTCAGAACGCATACCACCAAACTCATCTTTATATGATGGTCTATTTATATCTGGTAAAAGATAGTTACCTTCTTTAGGAGCCTTCATTTGGTCGTAGGGACCTACAGCAAACTTGCCGCCACCTTGCATAATTGGTCTAGGTCTAGGTGCAACATAAGTAGACTCACGTTGCGGAGTTCTTTGAGTGTTTAAATAAGTACTAGTGTTATAAATTGTTCTTGTTTTGTCGACAGGTTTTGTAAAACTATTTATTACATTAGACCCTCGATTTAAACTTCGCGAAGTAGCTGCTAGTCCTCTAGCAGTATTTCGTGCGCCTGCATTTGCTGCATATCTAGCTAAAGACATTGCTCCCTTAGCGGCTCCGCCTGTTAAAATATTTGCGGTATTTAATCCTACTCCCCACAAATCTCCTTGAACTGCGTCATTTACTAATCCTACTCCAGAAGCGTATATACCAGTAGGACCTGGAATATAAGATGCAAGATCTAATAACATTTCCCCACCACTCTGCATGCGTTTTTCAAACACCTGCTTATCATTTGGAAAATGGTATTCTTTACCTGGCTGCATTACTTTAACTTCACCAGACTGCACTCCTTGTCCTATAATCGGTTCTTTAAAATAATCTTCAGAACCATCAGGACCTTTCATAGTAATGCGATTTGATGGAACAATTACGTCTTTATCTTGAAACCACATCCCTGTTTGACTGACAGGGACGGGCTTCAAGTTTTGCTTTAGTTGTAGTAAGTAAGAAGCTAAGCGTTTAGACATGCGGATTATCTAATTTTGATTGGAGAAATAGGTTTACTGCTATTTCTAATATAGGAAGATAAAGTGGCTTTCTTTACAGGAGTAGTTTTTTTCGCAGAAGTTGTGGGAGCCGCAGGTTGATTTCCTGACACAGGCATACGACGAAGATCTCCTACTGCTTTATCAAAACCTTTATTGTTTTGAGGTACTGCATTTAAATAAGTAGAAAGAGAAGGACGACTAGTAGTGGGCATCATATTTATGGGAACACTAAACTTAGGCTCAGGAGTTTTCATCCAAGAAGCAGTGTTTGCTTTTGAAGGGGCTGTAGAACTTGTTTTAGCGTTCTTGACATACATCTCGTAGGCCTTTTGTGTTTTAGGGCCCCAAGATCCATCTTCCGCTAAACCAGCTCCATACTTTTCGTTAAGCATCTTTTGATATGCTTTTACTCTTTCTTTTTCTTGTTGTTTGCCTAGTTCTTTTTCAGCAGAAGCAAGCACTTGACGAGCTTGAGTCATATTAGGATCTAATAGTTCTACAGCATTGTCTAATGGACTAATGTCCATCATAGCAGAACTCTGCACCATTTCATCAGGCTCACTCATCATGCGATCTGGTCCCATTGGGTCTTTAAACTCCATACCACCTTGGCCCTTACGCATACGAGAAAGTGTCTTAGCTAAGTTAGCCCTCTTAACAGTAGTAGAAGAATAGTCTTCTTTATTAGCAAGTACTTTGTCTCTAAATGCAGGAACAGACATTCCAGCAGATTGTGCTTGTTTTGTAAATGAACCTGGATTTTTAATAGCAGACTGTATCCATTTACCGCCAGACTTCATTTTCATTTTACCTCCACATTCCATGCAGGTAGAATAAGATTTTTGTAAGCGTCCCATTTATGTTAAGGTTAAAAGGTAATTTGTCTTTGCAATTAAAGCTAAAATCTCGTCTACAATATTTTGCAGATGAGTATTTTCTGAACCAAATACACTACGATGCTTTTTAATGTATTCCATTAATTGCGGCAAGTGTTGAGTTGGGTTCATGTACTCAGACGCAGGAATCTTAAAGTTAAGTCTTTTGCCTACAGTGCCAAAGTAAGCTTCTAAAAGACTATCTGTTAAATCCAAGATGCCGTCATAGTACTCATTTAAAGCTTTATGTTCAGCGTAGTTTAAAGTCTGGAGATGTGCAATGTGCATCATGTCTCTAGATTGAAACAACTGTCCGATAACTAGTTCAGGTTTAACAGTTGTAAAAATTTCTTTTTCTTTCATGGTATGGTTATAAAGAGGTAGTGTTTAATTGGTTAATCTGCAAGTTGTTTACAAACTTATAGCGATTATACTTATCCTGTATTAATCTAACTTTTGTAAAGTCTGCTTTGATTTTGTTTTTCTGGAAAGCTACTCCTACGTTACGCACCGCTTTAACGTTAGGCATCTTATCAATAAAATAATCTGCTTGTAAATCTTCCCACTTAGTAGTCCACAAAGGCTGACCATTCGCTTGTGCGGCTAAGTTCCAAAAACCATTAAAGGTATATTTATTCTCTCTGCGAGAGATAATAGTATCTATTCCTTGTGGTGTAACTTTTGGATACATTAGTTTTTGTCTTGTGTTACCAAAGATTTCAGGAATCAAATTAATAATTCCAGAAGACTGTTCACGGTTATAAACAATTGCTTTGGTAAAGTTAGCTACATTTTTATTATTTGTAGTTCCTAGCGAATAATATTCGTATTTAGAATAGTACTCCTGAATGTCTTGAACTAAGCTAACTGAGTTTAAAATAGAGTTAGCAGGGAGACTATTCACTAAGTACTCAATAATGTAAGGATATAATTTACCGTAATAGGTTTGATAAATATATGGACTTAAATTATGATTCCATAAAGACGATCCTAGTGGTGTAGTTATGATAGTCTGGAAATGCCCTAACTGAGGAATAAAGAAATTAGGTAAGAAAGAATAGAAAGAAATAAAGTTTTTCAACTTAGGACTATATGCTACAGTCCATGACTTGTTCTCAAAGTATTCTTTCTGACTAAAGTCAATACGTGTGCGTACTCCATTGGTATTAAGAACGTAGTAGCGATAGTCAGGGTCTAGTCTATCGGTTATGTATTCTACTTTAGTCGTGCCTGTTCTATATTGAAGTCTTACTCTGTAGTCTAACTTAGTTATAAAGATACGCTCAAAACGTTCGTCCCAACCCATAACAATTCCAATACCTAATGAAGGAACATCTACGTCTGCTTCAGGGAAATCTTTTAGGATTTGGAATGGTAGGTTTTCTTTAAACCAGTTATAGTTTAACTCGGACTTAATCTCGTTAAATCCTTGACCAGTGATTTGATAAATATGACCACGCTTAGCATCTACCCAGAATGTGCCATATTCAGTTCTTACATAAGCTTTGTGCTGAGATCCGATATATCCTAAATCAGTAGTAGAAAGATCCACAGGCTTCTGCTTGAACATATCTGCGTTGCCTATCTCTAACTGATAAGGAGAAGTAGAGCTTAATACAATACGTGCATTATATACTTTTGTGGTGTTTTCAAATCGAGCATATACTCTTTCGCTTTCTCCCGCATTTAAGTCGATTAAGCGACCACCTTGTTTAGGGAAGTCATAGAAGTTTCCTGGGCGGAAAGACAACCACTTATCTGAGGTAAGATTAGAGTCACTAGCCTGATCTGAATAGATTACTCTGTTCTGGTGATTAATAATACACTCTAAGTTAGGATACTTTAATCGGTAAGGCTGGTTAGGCGACATATTCTGTATAGAGTAAGTCGCATTGTAGTGATAGTAGTTATCAAACTTAATTGGCACAGTAGCTTCTTGTAACCACTCATCAGGTACTCCTCCCCCTACGTTAGGATAGAAGTTCTCTTTATCTAAATCACGTCCGTGGCGGAAGTGTAGGTTTACATCAGACTCTACAAAGAAAATTGGAATACCATAAGACGCTGTATAGAAAATACCATCCTTATGGTATCTAGTGTTTTCTGCTTTGTCTAAAGATGTTTTCTTAACAAATTTGCTCCAAATAGCATTAACTCCTAAAGTAATAAAAGGAGCTGCACCATTCATAAAAACGTAGTTAGTAACAATTTGACTTACATAATTCCAAACTCCTGTTAAACCTCCTGAAGAATTAATTGCATAAGTAGCTGCTACAGCAGCAGCAATGCCAGTAATAAACGCAGCAATATCTCCAGAATTTAAGCTGTCCATGTTTGAGCTGGTCCCAATAAAGAACTTTGGATATCCCAAGTTAGGAAATAACCAGTAGTCAAATGGCATTTCATCGGCTTTGGCTGGAAGATTAACTAAGTTTCTTGTAAAGAAAGAATGCTTACGCTTAATAGCAAAAGGTGTAATATAAGTATCTCCTCCAAAAGCAGGATAATACTTATAAGATAAACTTACAGAACCTCCACTATGTCTTATAAGATCTTGACGATAACCTGTACTTACATAACGTAAATTCTCAAGCGGACCATACTGATTAGGGAATTGACGTTTTACTGATGAGTAATAAGCTCTAGTCAATCTATCTTCAGTTAAATCTTGCGGATTACTAGAAGCATGATTTGAAGCTAGGTAACGACTATTGTCTATAATCTGAGTAGAATGTAAGGGAAGGTAGTCTCTTAGTTTAAGATAAACTGAGGTTTCTCTAAGTCTGTTGTGCAAAGGAGCGTCGTCAAATACTTGTACAATTCTGTCGTTTGCGTAGTAACCTAAGTCAATAAATCTACGTGACTTTCCTCTATGTATAGAAGGAAGATTAAGCGGGTCTATTGCAACGTACTGGTTATAAGTAGCAATTGAGTTATACTGATAAGCAAAGTTTACAAATGGAATAAGTTTCTCAGCTATATCTAAGAACAATTGTTCATTCGTAAACAGTTTATCTATTCTAGCAGTAAATGCACTTCGGTTTCTACCTCCTACGGTAACAGAAATGTCGGCTTCAGTCTCTGACTTTTGTTCAAAAGAAATAAGAGAAGCTAAAGTACCTGCGTCGATAAATGCTTGTTTCTTCAAGAATCTGTAACGAGGATGCTCAGCCACTGGCATAAAGTGACCTAGTACTTTACCAAACTCAATGGTCTCTAATTTAAGCTCTGTTCCAATTTTAGGATATTGAAAAGATGTATCGGGAGAATAGAAAGTGTATCTGTTGTTCCCGATAATAGGAACATTGGCAAATCCACCTACACCACCCACGCCAGTAGAACCATCTTCCTCCAGTACCTTTTCACTTTCCTGATACCATCTTGAGTCATTCATCAAGTAAGGATCCGCAAATAAGTCGTTGTATGGGTAGTTAGGATAGTAGTACTTCTTAATAGGACCGTCCCCAGAATTATCTTCAAATACACCTACGTCATATAAAAGACCTTTTGCTATAACAGACTTGTTACCTACGCGAGTTGCGTGAACTAGTTCGTATCCGCAAATAACATCTTTAATTGGAACGTTAGTCTTTTTAATAGGGTCGTAAACAGTGTATGCATAAGTTCCGTCTGCTTTCTTTTGATTTAACAAAGAAGTCAAAGCAGCTTCATCTATACGTACTCCAATAGGATAGATGGTCGAGTTGTAGTCGTTGGTTACGGTGTGATCTATCTCTCCGTCATGTGCCATCTGCTTGTCGTGTATATGGACTTTAGCAGAGTCAGGAAACTTATGATGTCTTATAGGTTTACCTGCTAAGGCATTTGGGTCGTAATAAGGTGCGTTAGGATCGGTAGACTGTCCCCATATCTCATCGTAGCATGGATATACTTCGGTAGACTCCCAGTAAGCAAATTGACCTTGCTTATGATTCTTAATAGCACAGTTATATTGTTTTTCAATTTCATCAGAAAGATCTTCATCTTTAGATATAGGTACGCCAGCACTTGCAGTGTTGTATACTTGCCAACGAGGAAGTTCGCTTGGGAATATACAATCAGACTCTCCAACAAAAACATCTGGATTACTTGCAGCTTGTTCTAGTATTAAATCATTTGAAGTAGCCTTTCTTCCTGGAATATGGAATACGTCTGTGTACTTACCGTTCTTTAGTCTGAACTTAATACCAAAAGCGTAAACCTCATCACGCTGATAAGTGCGGAAGAAGTATGCAACTTCAGGAGAAGAGTAATCAAATTGCCCGTCAGCAGGCATCTGTACGGTTTCCCACAAAAGGTTAATCTTAGAAGCAAACGGCTGGAAGTTATATTTAGGAGCCTCCTCTAAGTCAGCTAACATTAGAATGTCGTTTTGCTTTTCAATAATGTTTGCTGTTTCGTAATGAGGGCCTCTTATAATAGGAACAATTGAAGAGAAACTAGATTTATAGTCTCCTGTATAAATAACTTGATCTGTATCTGAATACTGGTTAACTCTGTAAGTTCCTACTAAATGATAAGTAGTGGTAGTGTTTATAGTTTCAGCTACTACTACGTTGAAGTATTCAAATATCTTAGTCTTATGAAAAACTTTTAAGTTAACTGATTTAGAAGTTACATACTCGGTCTGCTCTGTAATTGCTCTTTCGTAAATAGGAATTGGATTAGTAAGATCACAATACTCAGTAAGCTCAATTCCTTGTTCGTCTGCATAAGCAATAGCAAAAGAATAAACACCTGCCTTTAATTGTCCTCCGTCATTTACATCAGTTACATGTACTTCTGGAATACAAAAGTCAGCAAAGATTTTAGAGTCCTCACAAGATTCTTTAATACAGGTTCTTGCTTCACCACAAGCATCTCTACCATAAGGATATTCTACAGAAAAATATCTAGGAGGATTATTCCTAGAGATATAGTAAATTTTAGTCTCGCACTCATCTATGCGGTATTCTGCGTTTACAGGAAAAGCAATATCAAAGTTTAAACAACAGTTATCTTTAGAAAAAGTCTGCGTTTGTCCTGTTACAAGAACTTCTTGAATTACAACTAGTCTTGGGTGATTTAAATCTAAGGTACCTTTCTTTGCTTTGAATCTTTTGTTAGTAGCTAGGATAAAGTCTTCTACATAATTGCCTTCACAGTCAGTGTAACTAAATGTTTTTTGTACTGTACTGAGTGGATCTCCTACAACTATAACTTCGCCAGTAGTAGGATCTGTTACTGCAATACCTGAAGCCGTATAACCTACTACATATTCGTAGCAGTTGTCTTCACAAGAATCTAAGCAGTCATCTACAACGAGATCTTCGTATTTACAGCAAGTAGGTTCAGAAGTAATCTCAATTTGATTTTGAGTAATTATTCCCTTGCATCTTACAAGACAGTTTTCATCAGCAACTAGTGTATAACCTTCAGGACAAGCACTAGTTAACTCAGTAAACAAACCACCTAATCCTGGAGGATTAGCAGTAGTAGGACGTTTAGGTTGAGAACTAATAGGCTGACCATTACTTATAACTCTTTTACTCTGTAAAGTAGCTTTTGTTAAAGAAGGACTTGTAAGTTCGGCTAAGGTAATGTCGTATAACTCATACGCAAACATTCCAATACCTAAACTGTTTTTATACTCAAACTTAATTAAGTGACTGCCTGCAGTAAATTCAACTGGGAAGATATGGAAGGCTGACCACATAATAAATCCATTCTCTGCTGGGTTTATTGGATAAGTCGAGTAGAGTCTTTTTGCAGACTCACTTGGACTTGTTCCCGCCTGAATATCTAAAATAACAACACCATCTACAGTAATACGTAAAGATTCGTCAGCTGCAACTCCTAAAAAATATTTTTTAGTTTCAGGAATACATACTGTTTCTGTAAATCCAATAAAGTCATGCGCTACAGTATGACAGGTTCGACACGACCCACCTGAAGGATTTAAATCTGCTTGAACAGCAATGTCTTTTACATAAGTAGGAACGTTAAATACGCCCGAACCATTGGGCACCCAGAAAGACTGACTTAGGGAGGTATAAACGGACGAGTAACTGTTAGGAGTCAAAGTTGTCCAAGTATCACCATATACTCTGGGATAAAGACAACCGTGAGTAGAAACAACTCCACAAGGTCCACCGTCTATACAAGTTTCAATTACAGGAACACCTGGTAACTCTGTGTTCAATGCTCTATATGCAACTTGTTCACACTTCTTTGTAGTCGGATTATAAGTAAATCCATCTGGACACTCTAAAGAAACAGTTGGCTCAGGTAGGTCTTCAAATACAGTATTCTCTGTTATGATTGTTCCTTCTTTACAGCCACAGTCCTTTTCAGTTATCTCTATATCTAAGCAGGCGTTGTTAATTGCTGTAATCTGCCCTATGCGAGAACGTCCATCGGGGTGTGTAAGAAATAAAATAACCTTTGACTGCTCAACAATATTAGTAAATCCAACAACTTTAAATCCAGCTAACTCTCCTTCAGTAAAATTATAGCAAGAAGTATTACCTGGCTCGTTGGTGTACGTGATAGAATCTCCGTCCATACCTTGTACGTTGGCGTTAAGTGCCCACGTAACCTGGTTTTCTTTTACTTGCCAAGTAATTGAATCTAGATTTAAACCTATTATATTTTGATTTACTTTAGTCTCCATTATTTAATATGGTATTTTACAAAACGATTACGAGCCTTTACAACACTATCTGCACTTTGCTGTTTTGTTTTAGTCAACAAGTAAGAGAAAGCAGCTTGTAGTTTTGCTAACTGATCTTGTTTATAATATTGGAACTTGCGTTCTATTTGTGCTGCGCTTTCATCCAATTGAGAATGCCAAAGCATTTCAAAGAATTTAAACTTTAGATAAGATTTAATGTATTCTTCTACCTCTAGAATTTCAGGAACCATAGGAATCCCTTCATCGTCTACGGGACGAGCAAAGTATCTAACATAAATACAACCCTCCTCAAAAGAAGAACTTACAGTCCTATTATCATGAATTTGAATTACATCAGGGCTTGGGTGAGTTAGATTAGGACATCCTTCAGTACATAGTGATTTTGATCCGTGATAAACTCTCAACCACTTTGGATTCTTCATTGTAATCTTAAATCCAGGAGTAGGTATCATCAACTGCTCAAAAAACTCGGTTTTAGGACTACAGTCTACACAGCCATCTAGTACTTCATAAGATTGATACCAGTAGCCCTTTAGTGCAACCATACCTGCAGAAAAAGTAATATCTGAATCGTATAATGTAGCTCGATCTAACAGAGCAAAATCACAAGGTAATTCCGACTTGTAATTAACAAAATGAAGTACAGCATCTTCAGGTTTCAAAACCATTACCTTTAACTTACGCAAGGCTTGATCTATAAATGTAGGAATCAAAACCTCACTAACAGCTCCAGCCTCAAAATAAGACTTTAACTCTTGCTTTACTTCAGCAATAAGTGGCTCAGAGGTTATGAAGTTTATATGTTCGTACTTCATCGTAGTAGTTCGTTATTTTTTATTTTTTGAGCTAATGCTCTTTGGTGTTTTACAGCTAGGCTAAATTTAAAAAAGGTTAAAGACACATGCTTCTTTTGATAGAAGTAAAAATGAACTTTATACAGTTTACCATTTGTATGAGTGTTTCTGTACGGAACCCACTCTCCTGTTTTTCGGTATCTTCCCCAGTCAATTCGTAAAGAAAGATCTCTATAGGGAGTAAGCTTTAACATACGCAAAGTCCCAAATTTAGGAATCTTAATTGCGTACTGTCCAGAGTAAAGTTTGTTAATTGCTTTCTCGTGGATTAAAGCTGGTACTTTAGAAAATACCTCAAAGGAAATGTCAGAACGGCCTGTTTCTTTTATAAATTGTCGATAAGCTTTTTTTGTCGAGTTGTTTACGTCAGATTTTCTAGTTTTATACTTAGGTGGTTGGCTTACTTTAACTTCCATAATTACATTTGTTCATCTCTATTGTTATCTTCTTGTTCCACAGGTAACTTATGGTAGTTAATTAAATCTTGATTAACTAACTGAATTAATGGATCTAAAAGATAAGGCGCTATCTTAAATTGTTTGTCGTACATACTCATGCAGGCGGAACCGTCAGCGTCCTCAATAGACTCAGTAAAATAAGCATACATGTTTACTGACTCAATGTCTGGATCAAGAACATAAAGATATCCGTTTCTAATAGTGTAGTATTTACGATTAGATTTAATTCTTAACCTAGAGTGGTTAATAAAATCTCTAATTGTAGTTGGAAACAATTCTTCGGAGTTAGATGTATTAAAGACACCTTGAATAAAATAAGAATAAAGTCCTTCTTCAATTTGAGGAAGTTTGTTCTTTGTTCTACGAATAGGGCAACCTAAGTCGCACTCTGCTCCTGGAGCCTCAATTAAACATACGCACTCGTATGCTTGGTAGAGATTATCTGAGTAAAGTAATTTTTTTAAGTTGACTTCTCTTTTAATTAAAACAGAGGCTTTACTCTTTAGCAAGCTATAGATAAAACGATCGCTAATTAAGTCATCATCGCTGACAAACTTATTAGCACTTTTAACTCTTGCAATTAATTCACCGTTGGTAACCATAACTTGCTTTATTACAAATATAAATAAATTTAAAGTTTAGTCAAGTTTAGCGTTGGTTAGTTTAAACTGATAGAGCCTAGTCTCCTAGGCTCATTTCAGCATTAGACAGGGGAAACCAACCTAAATCCTGTCAATATCTTATATAGCGTAGGTAACGCCTCCTATTACTATTTCAATCAAGTCTCCTGAAGTAAGTACGATACCTCCCGCAGGATTCATTAAATTTAAATTTAAGTTACCTCCAGGTGTAATGTGTCCCGTAGCTCTAGTATAAATTGAAGAGTAGTTTGCTCCTACTTTAATGTATAGTTCTGCGTTAAAGTACACATCAGTTGAAGCAGGTCTTACTGCTGCAGGTAATGTAGCTACTAACTTAGAGGCTAAATGGTTCCAAGTAAAGCTTATAATATTAAGCTGAAGTACACCGTGTAGAGTTACCATGTTTCCGTGCAATACTGCGTAAGGAAAAGGTTGACCTCCTAATGGGAATCTAGTAGCATTAACTACCGCAAACTCAACAGAACTTGCACCAATCAACGGATGAATAACTGGAGTATTATTAACTAAAGCTAAGTCAAAGGCAACCTCACTTGCACTTACAGTCTTAGTAACTCCAGCAGTTGAGCCGTTTACTTTTACAGTAATTGCTTTGTTCTTCCAAACTGCTGATTCATAAGTCAAAATATCTCCGTTAGAAGGCGAAGCTATAATTACGTCTCCTAAGTCATTCAATACAGCAGCATTCAAACTAGCTGGAGTAAATGCAACTCCTGCAGCTAAACCAATTGTAGGACCGCATGCTCCTGCAGTAATGGTAAATTTCGTGTTATCGAATTTTATGTTTAGCGTAGAAAGAACTGCTACTATACGATCTAATTGAGTTTGTAAAGTAGCTGCTGTGTTGGTGTAGTTCCAGGTTTGTCCAGTAAATACTGAGTTAGCTGGGAAAGAACCAGGGAAACAAGATGCCCAAGTTAGTGCGTAGTTTGCAGTAGGTACTGTTAACAAAGTTCCGTTAATACTAGCAACTTGAGCAACCAATAAGTTAATAGCTGCTGACGCAGTACTAGTTGCAGATCCTCCAGGCAAAGAAGACGTGTTTACGTTTGCAGGAACTGCACCAGCGCCAGAGATATAGGTCTTTAAACTATTTGCTGTAGAAGTTACAGTAGTAATGTTACCATTTAGCGTAGTGTACATACCACACATGTTTGTGGTAATCCAATCAATATAGTGAGCAATATTATCAGTAGTTGGTCTAGCAGTAAACGTATAGGCTACGCAAGGATTTCCCATAATGGTTTCCATTTCTACATAGTTTCTGATTGTGTTTACATACGAGGTTAGTGCAGTTAAATACTGATCCAAGTTATAAGTTGCAGGTAATCCTGGGATTGGTCCTTCAATACTATTCAAAATAATTTGAGCATCATAGTCTTGCAATGTTGTATTTAATGCACACATTGCAGCAGATGCAGACTGAACAAATTGAGGTTCGGTAGTAATTGGAGTTCCAATTCCTGTTAAGACTCCGTTTTGACGAAGGCAAGAGTAGTTTAATGCAGAATAGTCTACGCCACCGCCACCAACTACTGCAGAACACAAAGCATTGTGGAAAGTAGTAATAATGGTGTCTAAGTTAGCTCCTGTAGGAATAACTGCATTTAGTGTTTGTACAGTTAACGTAATATCGTTAGCTGGAGAAGCACCTCCTACACTAGTTCCTAAAATCTTAATTTGATTTAAAGGAGCATATCCAGAACCTCTGTTAGCAATAATTACTGTGTAAGTATTACTTCCTGCAGTACGTACTACGTCGAAGGTAGCACCTACGCCTGAGCCGCTAAGGTTTACTCCAGATACATTTGAGTGCGTAGTAGTAGTTCCAGGCACAACAGCAGTACCAGAAGCACTAATAGTTCCAAGTGCGCCAGTTGCGCAATATAAGTCTACGCCTGAGTAAGTAATACACTTAGCCCAGTTGGTCGATAAGCAACCTTGATCGCTGCAAGGTGCCACAACCGAAGATCCGTAACAATCAGTACAATGTCCCATAGTTTAATTTATTGAATAGTATCGCAGCACAAACAAATCTTTTTAATCAAAGCCTGAAGTAATACTCCTAGGGTTTGAATCTGTTGAGTTGGATCGCAAGGATCATTGCCTAAACAAGCGGCATATCCATTTTGTTGCATCCAATTTTTAAAATCAGGACTCAATGGTAAATCTTCCCAATGAAGATTGCCTGAATTTACGTTGATGTTCTCGTTTACTAAATAGTTTAATCTAGAACGAAGTTCGCAGATTACTCCTACAAGTTTAAGAACTACTTCAGACGAATAATATTTATCGTCTTTTACTGTTATAGTGCTAGTATTGATAACAGGAGTAGTGCCGCAAGCTGTGTTAGCTGTGTCTAATGCGGTTTTGTCTATACCTACCCGAACATCTAATGAGGTTAAGTTGTCATCGAACAACTTAATGATATCATTAATATAAGGATCACAGTAGTCCTGTTTATCAATAAGTCCTCCTTCGGTAGGAGTACCAGTGTATCGAACGCACCCTGATGGTGTTAGTTCTACGCAGTTATTTGTTTGACAACATTTGGCCATGTTAGTGTTTTGTTTTAAAATTTAAAGTTTGTGCGCAATCTAAGCAATGTTGGTATCTAAGAAAGCTTGCGTACTTTCTAGACTTTTTATGATATGGTTTAGTGAGATACTTGATATGCTGCAACTCTTTGTAGGCAGCATTAGCAAGTTTCTTCTTAACAGTCAAGTTCAATTCTTCTGAGTAAGTCATCTGCTTTTCTATAAAGTTCAGTGGCTTTTTCTGGGTTGCACAAATCGGCTTGAGCCTCAGCTCCCCGTAACAAGAAGTCAATTTTATCTAAGTAGTATAACATTTTTTCATCGTCGCAGCAATCAACGTACTTAACCCACTGAGCAGCTAGGCGACAATCAATGTTACAGGTTCTTAGATGGAATCTACTATTTAATCCTAAGTCAGGACAAGTAGTAATAGTCAAATGGTAAACACCGTCAGGTAATTGATACTGAGCGCTGTCCTCATCATTTGCAACTAAGCCAAACGAATAAGCGTTTAAAATATTTATCTCGTTTAAGATAAAAGGAAAGTTATATGGAGTATCATAACCTGGTACATCAATAGTGATACTAGCAGTATCAGGTGGTACTGGATAGTAGGACGTATCAAGTACAGCCATGCTGCCACAGTCCTTTGATTTATATACTTCTAAGTTTAGTTTAATGTTTGGCATAGGTTTAAATAAAGGGGAGATTTCTCTCCCCTATTAAGTTGTTTAGAAAATTGCAAAAGCAACAGTTACAGTTCCAGTGTTTGCAACAACGCCTCCTAAAGAGATTGAGCAAGAACCTGCTACAATGTTATCTACTTGTACAGCAATTAAGCCAGAACCAGTAGTATCATTTACTACAGCAAGAATTACAGAATCAGCTTTAATAAAGCTATTGTTCAACGTAAACGTAGACATAGCACCTGCAGCAATAGTAGCACTTACAGTTGTAATCTCACCAGCAGGCTGGTTAAGAGTAACAGCAGTTGTAATACTTCCACTTTGAGTAACTACACCTTTAGTCAAAGAAACAAACTTGGCACAGCAAGTTGGATTCTTTAATAGGTTAACTAAAAACTTTTCCAAAGAAGCGCCAGGGACAGCTTTGCTTTGGGTGTTCTTGCTTGTAACTAACTCTACGTATGTTCCATTTTTTAAGATTAAATCTTTCATTTATTTTTTGGGTTAAAGGTTAAAAAGGGGGAGTGTTACCTCCCCCAAGTAGATTACACGTGAAGTGAAGTAGGCAATACGTTGTTCAACGCAGTAGTTACTGCAGCAGTTACACCAGCAGCAGCCAACACAACCAACGAATGAGTGTTGCGAGTCTTATTCTCAAATCCTACAGGAGAATCTTCCAAATAAGTAATTTCGTACATGTCATAAGTAGTAGAAGAGTTAACGTACAAGTACTGGTTAGCATCTTCGTTGTAGATTGGATTCCAGTAGTAACGAGCTTCTGCAACTGCAGGCAAGTTATTAGTGAAGTGGTGACGCTCGAACTCGGCCATAGCAGTACCAACACCTACAGGATACTTGATGTCTTGAACCTTAGTTACAGACCAGTTTCCGCAATCTGAAGGTAAGTCAAAATCCATAGTAGTGAAAGGACCTTTGTGAACTACAGCTTGGAAACGAACCAAGTTGAACACGTAAGGAACTGCATCAGGAACGCAAGCGTTTCCGAAAGCATCCAAAGCTTTACCAGTTAACTTGATACCGCAAGCAGTAACAGAACCAGCAGTTGCTTCGAATTTTTCCCAAGCAATACCATTGTAAGGAGGTAACTCCTGAGCACCGCTATTGATAGCAGCTACGTTAGAAGTCAACTCATACATGATGTTAGTGTCGTTACCGTCACCGTCGGTGTCAGAAGTAACTACGATGTCAGTGGTGCTGTTTGCTACATAAGAAGCATAAGCGGCACGTACAGCAGTAGTTGGATCTGTACCAGGATCAGGAAGAACCAAACGGAACTTGTAAGTAGGCGCAGTACCTTTGTTTACGATAGCAGCACTTACATACTTACTCAACAAAGGATTGTTGTTCACTTTGTTTACCAATTCAATCATGAATGGGTAGCAACCTAAAGCGTCGCAGTTTCCGCCACATTCAGTGCAGCAAGTGGTTTTAACACGTACTGATTCCTGAATCATAGGCTGGAATACGCCTTTAGACCAATACTCATCAATCTTGATGGTTAAAGTGTACTCTTCGTCACAACCAAATACGGGAGACTTAGAATCGTTAACCTCATCGTAACCGATGTAAGTGATCTGCTGTTGTACAGTAGTATCAGCTACAGTTTTACGAGTAGAGATGATGTTAGACAATTTGATGGGGGAACTTTTGAAAGAACCGTATTTGCTACCTACAGCAGCAGAACCGATAGCTACCAAGAAGTCTGCATCAGCTGCAGTACCACCAATGTTAGCATAAGTGCTAGGGTTGTAAATACCCATCACTTGTTTTCCTAATCCGTCGGTACCTAGAGAAGTATCTACTGAGGTAGGAACGAATACTTGTGTGATTTTGTGATTCATGTTATTTTATTTTTATTCTGAGTTTCTAACTATACGATCCTCTGCAAAAGCAGCTTGAATTTGATTATCATTTGAGTGTGCAGCAAATTTTACAGCAAGGTCAACTATGTCAGGCTTTGCATATGCAGGCAACTCACAGTCGACATTCTGAGAAAGAGTACCATCAAACTTTTCGTATCCCTCAAAGTCAATTTGATTTGGATAACGTAGGTAAGTTAAATACACTTCCTTAATGGAAAAATCTGGGTAGTGATACACGAACAACTTATCATCGCCAATGGTAGCCAGTGTGCTTCTCCATTCAAATGAAGGGCTAAAGTTTGTATCTAAGTATCTTGTACCTAAATCACCATGTTTAATTAAATCTACTGACATGTTCACTTCGCACTTTTTCTGCTTAGCAATACAATGACAAGATAGATAAAACATATAATCTGCGGCATCCTCTAAAGAACATTCATAGCTCTGGTAGAAGAGGTCGTTAGTTTTAACGGGCTTTAAGAGAACATTAGTTTTCTTCAATACTTGAAGATCATCAATTCGTTTTCTTATGGAATCAAAACCTGCTTTGTATACGTTGTTTGGATTAATTTTTGTTTTAATCCAAGAAAGTTGAGCACGATTAAGATAAATGACGATATCCTCGATTGGAATATCGACATTATCTTGACGATTAACTTTATTAATCATCAACTTAAACTCGTATATCAACTCTTGAACAGGTATCATTATAGGTTATTGATTGTTACTTTTTGTTTTAGTTTGTCTTTGAATGATTCGTACTCCTGAGTGTTTTTAGGATCAGCCAATAAAAGTTCAAACTCTTCTATTGATTTAGCCCAACTATGTTCACCCTCATAAACTACAGAACCTTTCACTCGTACAATATTAGTATCTATTAAATCTTTTACAAGTGCTTTTACTTCTAACAAGTCTTCACTGTAAGATACAATGCGAATAAAGTTTTCGATTGGATCTGTTTGAAGGGCGCTTGTAGGGGTACGTAAGTACTCATCTAAAGCAATGTATACTTGTTCTTCTGTTGCATCTACAGGTAAGCCCAAGCCAATAAGTTTTTGAACTTTTCTGCGTTTTACTGCGGACATTTTATCCAATGCAGCAATTGCGCTGTTAATTCTCTTCTTACGCTCAAACGTTACTTTAGACTCTACAGTACCGTCGTATACAAAGAACTTTACCAAAGCACTATCTACCTCTCCCGATTCAATAGCATCAAGACTTTCTGCAATCATTTCTGTCTCCATAAGCCAGAAAAAGTTTACAGCATCTCTTGGATTTTCCATGTTAAAAATGTTATCGCCATCTTCTAAGCTGATTCCATTTTCTTTTATTTCGTCATAGAACGTGGAGTTAGGCTCTAAAGATTCGTCGAGTATTGCTTCGTAGTATTCTTTCAACTGCTTTACTCTATCCATCTCTTGTTGTCTAACTTTTAAATCTAGAATAGATTTTAACTTTTGTGAGTTTTCATCTAAACCAGTTCTGATTACTCCTCTTGAATCTGTCTTGGGATAAAACTTACGAGCAGTTCCAGGAATAAATGAGTAACCGTTTGTGTACAATGATCCTTCTAATGTGCGAAGATTAGTTGGTGGTTTTTTGTAAGGTCTGATAATACGCACACCTTTTGTTATATTATTTTTCATGGTTGGTTTATTTTTTGGTTTAATCTTTATCTCTAATGGGGGAGTTTTAAGGCTCCCCCGTCAGAGACCGCTAGATTAGAAGCGGGGGTATTCTTTGATGATTACAGTTCTGGTTGGATCTTCCAAGAAGATACCGCAGAAGTCTTTCATAATGTAGGTGCTATAAGGATCCTTATTAGCAATTACAGTCTGCTGGCTTCCGAAACCAACTGAACCAGGGATGTACTGGTAGTACATGTTAGGACGGCTAGACAATTTCACCTCGCGGATGTTAGAGCCACCTTCGTTGCTCACGTCCATGATGATGAAAATTGGTGGAACTTTCTTGTTAGGACCTAACTCTAAGAAAGTAGCATGCTCGTTCAATTGTTCTAGTTCGATGAACTCAACTGGACCAGTTTCAGTAGTCATGAAGTGGTCAAACTGTAAAGCGTAACCTTGCTTCAAACGATCTTTACCATCCATGAACTTGTCAGCAGACAACATGAAGTTAGAGTTGTTGAAGTCTTTACGCATTGCAGTAGAAGCCAATTCCATACCTGCACGGTTAGTGTATACTTTTACATAACGGTCAGCAACTTTAACACGGTTGTAGAACAAGTCTCCGATAGCAGAACGCAATAAGTTCAAAGAGAATTGACCACGATCATAGTAAATTACGTTACCCAAGTGCAATTGCTGCCACAAACCTGGCTTCAAACGAGTTGGACGACCTTTTTCATCTTTGGTGTTACCTTGACGACCCCACATCAACATGTTGGCCTTCATACGCAACATCTCCATACGCAACAAGCGAGATACTGTAGGCTCCCAACCAACGATCTTAGTTTTTTCACCTTGAGCGTTAGGATCAGTTACAGAGTAGTAAGTGATGTCCATAGGATTACCAGCGGCATCAGTCTGTGCACCTAATTTAGTAGCATCAGCCCAGTCAGTGATGGTATGCTCTACACCATATTGGTTAAGAACGTCAGCCATAACTTCCAAGTTACCGTCGAATAAACCTAAGCCAGAGAAGCTAGTAGAATATTCACCTAATACGTTACCTACTTTGAAGTACTCAACACCCACACCGAGGAAACGAGTAGCAACAAAATCAGTAGCATTAGCACCAGCTGCACGGCAACGATATTTGAATGCGTTTTGGAAACGAACTCCTTCGTCAACGATTTGAACCTGTACTTCTTGCTCATAACGGTGAGAAGTAATAATGTCATTTACAGAGAAAACTTGTTTGTCGAATACGATGTCAAATTCTTGACCATCAATACCAGGTTTTGCACCAATAGCAGAAGTAGAACCAGCAGCGTAAACAGCAATTACTTTAGGAAGGTCAGCACGCTTTTTAATCTTGTAAGTAAACACACCGTTAGGATCGTTTACAGAAAAAGGCTTACCAGACTTCATAACAAGGTCAATCAAATCGTTAGAATACAAACGAGTGTCTGTAAACAAACGAATCATCATCTTGTCATACTGATCGGGCTTAGTACGCAACATAGTCTCGACAAAGTTCTTGTCGGTTAATTTGTTCAAACCATTCTTAGAATAGTAAGAACTGGTCATATGGGCGTTTGCTATAATACGACCATTGACGCGTGGGATGTTTTGATTAGGCATAATTGTATGTTATTTATGTTTGTTATTTAAAGTACCTCGAGAATAAGTCTTGGTCAGATTTACTGCTCTTAGTAGATTTTTTGGTTTTTGTTTTGAGTTCGTTGAAGATAGAACTTGTTTCTTCTGAGACTCCCTTCTTTTTAACAGGCGTTAAGTCCAAATCATTTTGAACCAGACGAGCTACTGCTAAAAATTTTGCAGGATCATTTTGTCTCATTGTTGCAAGTTTATACTCAAACTCACTGATTCTCTGTCCGTTAGGAAGAACATGAGGTTTATGTAAAACAAAATCAAATAAATCAGCAGCAGCATTGTTGTTAATTGGATAACCTTCAATCTCTCCTTTTTTAATTGACTCCTCAAGAACTTGGGCATAAAGTTGATTTCTTTCTTCTTCTTTACGCTGCATATCTTGAACTCGTGCTTGGTTTTCTTGTGCCATTAATTCACGTTCTTGTTGCATTCTTTCTAAAAGTTTGCCGTGATATTTTTTAGCATAAGCTTCCAAACGATCATTATTAATAGCATACTGTACTTGATCTTCAATCTCGTCAGCATCCATTCCTGTTTTAGACAGATAGACTCTCAAGACTTGTTCTTGATTTTCTGCATTATCTAAGTCTACATTTTCTACTACCTGTTCATTCGAGAACATACGTAAGTATTCTTGTACAGGAACTTTATTAATAAAGATGTCCTCAATAAGTTTAACTCCAGCTTCTCCGTAGGTTTCAGTTGCTAACTCTTCAAGTTGGCCCCAAGCTCTTGATTGGATAGATTCTTCCATTTTTTGTAAGAAGGTTTGCTCATTCCACTCAATCTCTTCTCCTTCTTCTACATCAAGTAATCCTACTTTAGCTAGGCCTTTTCCAAAAACTTCAAAGTAGTTATCTACTTCCTCGTCTTCATCATCAGCATCTAAAGCATCTTCTTCCTCTTCTTCCTCTTCGTTGGAAGGTTCAGCAGGTTGTTTAGTAGGAGCTTTTTGTTTCTCCAAATCAGGCAAATCGTCGTCAGGATTATCATTATCCTCTTCTTCCTCGTCTGCCAATGGGTCAAACTCTTCTCCAGATAAAATGTCTGGCTTAACGTTTTTGTTGGGATCAAATTGAATATCCTCAATTGGATCATCTACAGAGAATGTTTCAAAGAACTCTAAATTCTCTAATGGGTTGTCATTAGTATTCATTGTGGTTGGGTTTAATTCAAAAGTAATATTTTAAAAAATTAACGCAAGATGTTAAAAAATACCGTGATTAGTATAGCATTAATTGAAATCTTGCGTTAATCAATTTATTTGTCGTATTTGTTTTTATTGGTTTTAGCAATTTTAAGTTTAGTGTCTATATCTTTCTCTTTCAACTCCAGTTCTTTTTGTTTTAAATCTAACTCTCTAGACTTGGCAGTTTTATCAAAAGATAATTTAGACCCCTGCTGTGCAACTTTAGTTTGTTCGATTAATAGACCTGTAGTATCTGCATCAGGATTAAATGATCCCTCATTAGCAATACCACGAAGTTTTTCAACTTCAAGACGATTCTGTCTATCCAACTCTCTATTAATGTCCTCACGTTGAGCTTCTTCTTTCTTAATTTGGATATCAGCCTGCATTTTTTGTTCAAACTGTTGTTGCTGTTGTTGCATCTCTTGCTGCTTAAGCTGGACTTGTTGTTGTTGTGCTCTTTCTTTACGGTCCTGTACTTCTTTAAGTACCTTACGTAAACTTCTTTCAGAAGAAGCAGTAAACAAATCGAGCATTTCAGAAAGCTCTGCACCATTCTGCATAGCAGGTTGAGCCAACTGTTTCATTTGTTCCAAGGTAACTCTGTCTTCAGCGTAAGAAGTAACAAACACAAATAACTCATGCAAAAGCTCATCCTTAGTAATTTTAAGGAACACAGACTCCAATTCAGAGTTAAGATAGTTTAATGTAGAGTCTGGTTTCTGTAACTCAATGTATTGCGCTATATCTAAACTAGTCTGGTAAACTTTCTGAAGAACTACATCATGCCAAGCAAACCAGGTTTCAGTCTGTGCAAAAGATTGATTTAACCCTTCCCTTGTAGCGGTTGCTGTCTCTGATGCTGTAGGTGATCCCAAACGTTGGCGAGTTACACCAATAAGTTCGTATGCCTCTGCACGTAGCTGTTGGGCTAACTGTATACGTGCTTGTATCTCAGCAGTCCTAGAAAGGTCTACACGAGACATTTGGTTAAACTGTACAGCACCTCCTGTGTTCTCAATAGAAGTATCAATGAAAAGTGCTCCCCTATTTTTTGCATTCCAAAGCATCATTTCAATTGGGTCCTGAGAATCTTTCTTAGGAACAACTTTCAAGTCGCCTAAAAACACAACTCCAATTTCTTTTTCTAGTAATTCCCATAACTGGTTCATACAGATGTTATAAAGAATTTGGTAAGGTTTAAGTAAATCTAAAAGCGACTTTCCTTGTGTATTACGAGTAGTGTTTACAATTCCTACAATAGGGGCTGATTGTGCAAACTCTAAAGGTTCAAAGTTTACATAAATATGAGCACCAATCTTAGTTCCTCTCCACCACTCATTAATCCAAATTTCTTCCATAGAAATGTCACCTGATTTTTTGTCAAACTTGTAGTCTTCACCTACAAACATCTCTTGCTGAAAACCATCCTCGTCTAAGTAAGTTCTTTTATAGACTCTTTTCTTAGACTGCCAGTAGGCTGTTACACATGTAAAAGCATGTTGAGAGTTGAACGAGAATACATTGTGATCAATACCTCCATTAGCAAAGTCACCTACGTTTTCAAAAGTTAATTGCCATAAAGGATCATTGGGGTTAGGAAGTGCAGGAGATAGTGGAGAGTACTCGTTATTTCTTAAATTTTGAACTGATACAGTATTTAAATACTCAATCTCTTCAGCAGTCAAGTTGTAACGTTCTACAATCTCACTAATAGATAAAACTTCAATAGTACCAATTGCCCAGCAATCTGTAGAGTAGATAGCATTACGATTTGCCAAATACCACACATTAGAAGGGTTTTCTACTTTGTAGTTGAACCCAACACGAGAGTTGTCTGGGTAAAAGTGGTGAAACTCTTTTCCTGTAATTAAAAAGTCCAAGAAAGCCTGGGTAGACTTTTCTTTAAAATTAAAATGATACTTTAAAGCGTTTAATACTTTATTACCCCACTCTTCAGCTAAAGAAGTGTAATCCAAAATTTTGTCCTGGATTTCTTGCTCCATTTTAGCCCGAGTTTCCTCATCTACTTCCTGTCCCTCCAATTTAACTTGAAGCATTTGTAAGAAATAATCTTTAATTAGATTAGTACGGAAGTCGATAACCTCATCTACAGCATCATCATCAATAGCCTTTACTTTGTAACGAGTAGGTCTATTAATAAGTTCCCCTTTCATTTGATTGATTGGAGGAGTTACAATAGAGTAGTGTTTTAAATACTGAGGTACATCAGGTTCTTGGTCAGGTACATCAGCCAAATAATCAATCATTTCCTTATACTCAGGCTGATTTACATAGTCCTGGAAGTTAAACTCTCCATTATATAACCTATAGTTTTTACGGAAATTAATATTCTGTTTGTACTGAGCAAAAGCAATATTGGCAAAATAATCCATTGTGGACTTAACAAACTGTTCTTTGCCTTTTTCTTTACGGCTAACAAATTGTTCAGGATAGAAATACGAATGATTTAGTGGATCAGTGTATTCTTTTAAAGCTTCTATTATCATTTTATTTTAATTGTTTAGATTCTAAAGGGTGAGTAGGTTGGGTTTCTAAATGGGCTGGCTGGCTTCTTTAGCTTAAAGTATTCTCTAAGCCTATCATCTTCCGATGAATCGTTTATAATCAGTTTAGTGTTTAATGATCGGGCCATTGCTAATGAAAGACCAAAAGACACTATACGGTCAACGTTTAATTTTGGAGTAAATTTAATTAACTCTTTTAGAAGTAAAGGATCTAATATTCTACTTACGCCAAGTTTTTCTTTTACAATATTACCATCAGAATCACGAGTTACGTCAATTACTTCAGTAATATATTCAATTATTAAAGATAATAGGTAGTTTTTAATATCTTTTGTCATGTGAATACCGTAATCACGATTAACTGTGGTATTGGGGTGAATGTCAGTCAAGAATGAGGGAGTACGTTCTAAAAGTCTAGAAGCTTCGTTCTTTTCTACACAATGCTGAATAAAGCCGTAGTCCATATTTTCACAGAGAGTTCTAGCATTGTAATACTTAAGTAAAAGCTTAGTAATTTCGTACCACTGTTCAATTTTCTTAGGACGGCCTGTGTAAGCTGCTACGACGATATTCTGCCACCCCTCTCCTGATAAATTATGGACTCTTTTAAAGATATAAGTAGAACCTAAAGAAGTTGAATACTGTGCTTGTGATTGTTTATATGGGTCAGTTCCTGCAGTATAAAGTCCATAAGGGGCATCAGAAAGAGGATATTCCCAGATTTGTACGCAGCCTTCAATCTCATCATTAGGTTTAGATGGAAAATTTTGTACAGCTTTTTTATCTGTAAACTTATGTTGTACTCTGCCTTCTTTATTCAAATATAATTCCACACAATCTGCCTGAATCTCATTAGACACTAAACTAGTTAATTGATCCTGTAATAAATCTACTGGAAAAATATTCTGAGATAGTTCTAAGAAACATTCTTCGTGAGTAAGAGGGTAATACATTACCTCTTTCAAATAAGCCTCAAGACCACTTGATTTTTTAATCTGTTCACGAGATTTTAGAATAAGTTCTTTACCCTTTTCCTCATCTGATACCCAGATATTAATGTTGTCTAATTCAGAAGCTTCACCTTTCTCCAAAAATAAACCTAAAGGTTTAGGCTCTTTGGGTACTTTAAGTGATCTTGTTCCTGGAATAAATAAACCATAACTCTTTCCTGTTTCGTTAACTTCTACAGGGAGGAAGTTATAAGCTTCGGGGTTATTAAAAAGTTCTTCAAGATCCCCAGCCTTGGTCATATCACCCGATGTCCCAATGACAAAAGGAGAGCAACGCCATCCGTATGGAGAGTCAAAGCAGGGAGTAGTCGCTGCCAAACAGTTAAGAATTTTTCCTTTACCTCCCTCTTCCAAAAGAAAAGAAGAAAGAGTAAGACCAGCAGCTGCTTCCGTATTGTTACCTTCGTCAAAGTTTCTGACGTGGAATTTAGACCATTCATTTCTTGCGTTAGTTTTTTTATCTTTAAATCCTAGTGTTACTAGTTTTTTCCAGTCATCCTCAATACGAGGAAAACGGAAATACTCAGGTAAGTTACGAAGCCCTAAGTCTACGTAATCTGTAATTACTTTTAAGTCAGGACCATTAAGGGCTGAGATAAGATTATCTGAACCTTTTTGTGTGATGGCTTTATGTGCAATGTAAGAAGAAGTCAGTACTGATTTAGAGATACGTCGACTTCCTACCATTACCACACCTTTTTTTCCATCCTCGTGATCTTCGGCCTTTCGTATAGTCTCATCAACAGCCAAGTAAGTATCCCATAGTTGAGGTTTATCTAACCTACGTACTTGACGCTTTCCCTGCATCATATCTACGTAGATAGACCACATATTTAAATGCCAATAAATAAATGGAGAGAAATAAAAACCATTAATAGTTACACCTTCTGTAATTTTTTTATCTTCATTTTCCCAGAAAGCTGTATACTCAGAAGACTCCCTATCAGGAGTATTCTTCATATTAATCAAAAACTCTGGTGAATCAAAATTATACATAAACTATTAATAGAATTTTTGCATCTTACCATTTATTTCCTGAGACCCCCTTGCCTCCGACTTCAACTCTTCTTTTTCACGAAGTTTATCTACTACATCTAGAAGGGCCAAGTACTCTTTCATGGTATCTCTTAAAGACTTGATTTGGCTTTCAATAGAAGCGATTACCATAGGCATTGTTCCACCTTTTGAAGTAGGCTTCCACTCAATACGGTCTTTTAAAGTATTAATAGGATTACTATCAATGTAATCCCTCCATTCAGCAAGTTTGGATTCTGCCCAATCAAGTTCTGCTGATACGTATGATTGTTTTTTAGTGGTCATATTTTTTGGTAAATTCTTCTAATCCTAAATTCATAAAATCTTCTAGCAATTTTGCATAGAAGTCTTCATTTCTGCCAGTAATCCCATAAGAGTACCCAGCTTTCCAAAATACTTTTAAGACTTCATAAAAATGATCTTGGAAAGTGGGTGAAGTACTCTCATTTAATTCTGGGGAAGGTTGGTTGGTTTTCCCGTGCATAATTACTAATTATTTTTTCGTAGTCTTGTTGTGGACATTTTCCTTTACCAACATGTAAGGCATGATGTAAAGTTCTACGCCACACTTTGTTCCTTTATTACCATTGCAACCATTAGTGATGGTAATAGTCTTTTGTTTTAATTCTGCTGTTTTCATATATTTAAGTTTAGTGTTTTTATTTTACTTCATCGGAAGACTCTGTATCTTTCTCTACAGCTCTCCATTTAAGTTCCAACTTTCTATTAGGGTGAGTAGCATTCCAGCTTTCAATCCCACAATTCGAAGATAAGGAAGCTGTCTTGAACTCGAGGACGCAACCACATAACGAACAGTGGAATTCAGGTCGCTCGCTCCCGTATGATGCGCCATAAAGTTCTTTGAACTCTGGCGACTTCCTTGCGTTTCTGGAGTTATAAGGACAGTTGATACATATGTCCATTCTGTCTGCGATAATGTTCTGTTTGTCATTGCTCAATAGTTTGAAATCATTCGCCACTTTCGTGGTCATCCCCTCCATCACCTTGTCTAGATTCTGGAGACCTTTTAAGCTCATGTTCAGGTATTCTCTGAATAGGTTCATATAATCGTTTTAAATGTTTTTCTATGTGTGAAAGTTTTGCTTCTTTGTTTGTGTAGACTAGATCTCTGATTGCATCCGCCTTTTTTATCTTACTTAATCTTTCTCTAAGACTAGTTAAAGCTTTTTCTAGGAAATTATATCTAGCGTAAAAATAAGACGGTGTAAGCCAGCCTCTATCATTACCATTTATATAATCTTGATATGCTTCCTCAAGTCCTGTTACGTGTCCTCTCATATAACGTAAGGCAGCTCCAAAGTCTAACTCAAAACGGCCTAAGTTTTTTAAATAGACCTTTAAGGTAGGTTTCAGAATCATATCATCAAGAGTTTTGTTTAGGTACCAGTTGTATACTGCTTCAATCTGATTAATAGTATAGCCAGACTCCTTTGCTACTTCGGAGTACAAACCATAGGACCTATATTCCAACTCTTGTTGATTCTTAAGAGGTAGCATCTTCTTCTTTCTTTACTGGTATTTCGGTTTCTGTTATCTTAGTAGAAAGTTCTAAAGTCAATACTGTTCTAGTTTTTCCAGCAGGTACAAGTTTCCTATTTACTACGTTTCTTTCCAGAACTCCCAACTTTCTTAACTTTGTAATTGCATTAGATATAACCTGCGTAGATGTGTCATTTTTCTCCGCCAAAGATTTTTTAATATCTTTATTTATTGTACCATAGTAAGAACTATGTGCCAAGATGCTAGTGTAAAGATCTGATAATCTATAACCTGCGAGTCTTAACAGTATATCAATGTAAGCTTGGTGTAACTCGACACCTCCGTCATATCGTCTTGCAACTTTCATTTTTTGATTGGTTTTATTCAAAGATAATATCATAAAATAAAAAGTCAAGTTAAAAGTTATAACAAGAAAGATTAAACTTAAATACATTAACAAAAAAAGTTAATCACTACTCTTGACTTTATCAAAAAGAATTTTATACCTTTGTAGTGGCACCACTTCCAAGTGATCGTCTGTGATGGCCAGAAGGTAATTAGCAGACTAGAAGTCGGGTTGTATGAGTAATCCTTAGAGGTGAAAAGAGTTGTCCCCGATAGTGCCACAATGTTCTATTGAAATTTACAGTGCTCTAACTTGGACTACGTGAGCCAAGCAATAGGTGGACAAAATAGAGATTCAGCTTAGGCTGTCTGGGAGTAACAACTGCTGTAATATAAGATAAAACAAAAAGACTACTTAGGGGTCGGAGTCGTCAGAGGTATTCTGAAGGCCCAAGGATACGTATTGTCTTCCTTTGCTACCAAAAAACAATAGCCTCCTAAAAATAGAAGGCTATTATGAGACCAAATTATGCTTACTTTTTATTCTTTTTGTCTATTAGGTTACTTACGTACACAATGCAAGCAAATTGTACTACCATAACTAACACGACCCCATGACTGTAATATTAAAGGGTCGTACATAAAGTTAGTTAGTAGATCCTGTGTTATCCTTAGACCAGATTTTATCAATAGAGGCTAACCCTAAAGCACCAAATGCTAAAGCAGCTACTGCCTGCACTAAAGTGTGATCAACTGGTTCGTGGGTAAACAGATTAATAAAGAGGGAGGCACATAATGACAGACCTGCAATTATGCCTACAAAACGTTTAGAGGAAGGAGTGCCTTTTTCGTCTCTAAACAATCCCTGAATCCAAGTAATGATAGCTTTCATAAGTGATGCTTTAGGGCAGCATCACAAAAGTAACTTTATTTAAAAAAAAGTCAATAGTAAATGATTGTGCTTGGGACGGGAATCGAACCCGTACTTTCATTACTGAAAACAGGATTTTAAGTCCTGCGCGTCTACCTATTCCGCCACCCAAGCAAAAAGAGGCCCATATAGAGCCTCTTCAATTAATTTTCTTCTGGCAACTGCTCGTAGTCCGCAGGAACAAAAGCATAGTTTTCTAGATCAATTTGGCCTTTACCATAAGTTGCTTCAATTTCTCTGAAGAACTCATTTTGATCTTTAACCAGTTGATCCATAACTTCCATTACTTGCTTTTTAACTTCAGTCAAATCTTTTAACTGTAGTTCAATCTTACCCAAATCCAAAATAACTCCTTGAGTTTTCTGCTGGAAGCTTTTAAGGGTTTCGATCTCTTGTTCAGATAAACTAACTGCCATATTATTCAAAGCATGCAAGCATTTGAGCTTTTGACAAAATAGTTAATTGATCATGGTCTTTGATAAAGTTTTTCAAAGTTTCTTTATCGCTAGGATCAAGTTCCAAAATTTCTCCTGCATGTAACTTCAAAGCCCAAGCCATAAATTTAAGGGCATCACCCTTACTAGATGTTACAAGCATTTGAGCAACAAGTTTACCTAAGTTAGAACCTTCGATGTCATTGCCATCAAGATCCTTGATAGCTTTGTTTAAATTAATTTTTTTCATATTGGTTGGTATTTATTTGTTTATCTTATTCTGCTGGAGTTTCTACAACCTCAACAAATCCAAGTTTCTCAAGTGCCCAATCAAAAACATAACCGTCATCACTACTCCACAAAGCGTACTCTTCTTTAGTCATGTTAAGATTACCATTCAAAATAACTTCTCCAGGAATTTCTGTCTGCACCTCATCAACTGCATAAGGGACAGCGGTTTTTACTTCCCAGTAAAAACTAGGAGCAGCCTCACTTGATTTTTTCAAATCTATATTCAGGCATTTGATTCCAAAATATTTTCCAGTCCCTTTACTCGGAACTACGATGCTTTCAATTTTAACCATAATAGTACAAATTTAATAATCTATATTAAAAAGTCAACAAAAATCCCCCTATTTCTAGAGGGATTTTATTTTATTATTTACCAGAATAAAAGAGTTCTGAATATCTCTGGGGCAGTGTGCCTCATGATGTACAGGTAGTCTAGGTCGTCTGCTGTACTCACAATCTCCATACGGTTCCCAACAATTGCTGTAGAGTGTCCATAAGGAATAGTACCACTGGCTTCAATCTCACGGGTATCAAGATTTAATCGATAAATCCTGTTTACTGAGTCTTTATTGATATAGATGTACTTGTGTCCGTCATAAGCATACATTGTACCAGTAGTAAATGTTTCCAACTGAGGAGACAACATCAAGCCAAAATCAAACTTCTCCGTAGTGATGTCATATATGTCAATAGTATTTGCACCTGATCCACGAGGACTTATTAAGTACTTATCATACCCATTACCAAATGTCCAAATAAGCTCAATACTAACACCTCTTACAGGAACTGAATAAATAACATAATTGGTAGTAGTGGCAGGAGCTGTACCAGTAGCAAATGTTAACGTATTACCTGTATTAGAAGTAATGGTTTGTTCAATCATCGCACCAGTAGAACTTAAAAAACGTAAACGTTTACCTGACCATTGGTTAGTAATCCAGTTTTTAGTTGTGTCGACTAACGTAGTAGTTGAACCTCCCGTTGCTACCCCAAACGTATCCATAATCTCATAACGAGTTGTAGTATCTGGAGTAAAACCAGGAGCAGTATAAGTTAAAGTTGTGGCATCATTTGCAGTAATAGTCATTTCGTTACCAAGACCTGTTCCTGCAACTACACGTACTTTATAGTTGACCCAAACACCAGGAATCCATGCTTTTGTGTTATCAGTCAAAGTAGTAGTTGTACCAGCAGTTGCATAACCATAAGGTTGCATTGCAGGTTGTCTGTACTGAGAATCTCGTCCAAACCCTGCACAATCTTGAATAATGTATCTGTTACCTGCTGTAATGTTTGAAGTAGCCGCAAACACTGTGATTGTTGTTGCTGTATTTGAAGCAATACGCATCCAAGCAATAGCACCTGCAGTTCCTGGAGCAACTGTACCCAATAAACGACCTACGTGTTCGTTGGTATCCCAAGTAGCAGTTGGATCAACAAGAACTGTTGTAGACAAAGCCGTAGTAGCTGTCATAGCGGCAGTTGCAGTTGTAATGATATCAAACGTTGTGTTTGCTGATTGGTCAATACCTATAATTGTAGAACTAGTGTTCCAAGCAGCTTCAGTACAACCTGCAATACTTACTACATCTCCAATTTTAAAGAAGTGAGCAACAGTTGTAGTTATATATCCAACAACTCCTACAGCAGTAATACTTACAGTACAACCAGTTCCTGTACCACCAGTAGTTGCCGAAGTTCCTGTAGCATATCCAGAACCTACACGACGAATACTTACACTTAAAACAGCACCAGTTGAACTTACTGATTCAACTGTTACTTTACCGTTGGTTCCTGTAGTAGATAAAGTAAGAACATCACCTATTTTATAACCTGAACCTGCAGCAACGGGTGTAGCATTAATGGCTGTAACGCCTCCAGTATTCCTTACACCAGAAGTAATCGCAATAGGTTGAGATCCGTCCGCAGTTGCTGTAATAGGTGCCATAATTCCGTAATCAAAAAGATTACCTGTCAACCAGTTATCCACTTCTGGATGATATTTAAACATAGCGGAGTTACCATTACCCGCAAACCAGATGTTGTCAGTATTCCCATAGATTTGGTACTGAGAAGTTGCATCTGGCGTAATATCCCACTTACGATTCACCTCAATACGGTTTGCTTGGTTAGCTTGAATACGTCTTCTTTGTCCTGCACCAGTTCCTGCAGTAATTCTTATTTGATAATTTCGATAACGATCTAATCCCCAGTTCTTTGTAGGATCTACAATTGACCTGTTTGTTGCTGTTCCAATTGTACCTGAATCAAATGTTCCTCCTATCTCTCCAGTTCTTTCGATTGAAAAATCAGTACCTGCAGCCGCTGTAAATAAACCTGCTGGAACCGTTTTAGGAATCCATGTATCTGTTAGGACATCATACCAAGCCATTGCAGCAAATGGAGAAGCTGTCTGTGATGTAAACATCCACAGACCTCCAGTCATTACCATAAATCTAGATTTATCAGTACATACAGGAGACAAAGGAGTATTTAATGTAATTGTTTGACTTACAATTACGTAGTGAGTAGAAGTTGCAGAACCAGCTGCGGTTGGGGCTGCCAAAAATAAAGCATTGTCAAAAAGTTCATGGAGTTGTAAATTGTTATCCTGGAAATAAAGAGTGTTATCGTTATTATAAATAACTGTACGTTGCTGAGTAACGTTGGCACCAAAAGTAACACGTACACTGTACCCGACCCACTGGTTGACTTTCCACTTTTTAGTAGAATCAATAATAGTACTTGTGGCACCACCTGTAGCTACACCAAAATCTTCTATGATTTCGTTTCCTACAGAGGCGACAGTTGCTTCTTGCCCTGCGCCTGGTCCACTAAGAACTCTAAATTTTTTACCCACCATTGCAGTTCCTTGTTTAAAGAAAGGAATTTTGTAAGTACTAGCATCTACTGAACTTAAGATTCGACCACGTTGTCCCCCAAACTTTGAAAAACGTAAACTAACTGTAATGTTGGGTGTATAAATACACGAAGCCAGCTGAATCCAGGTATCTGTTTTTACTGAGTAACGAAATAAAGATGTTCCGTTTAAATAGTAAATGTATTCATCTAATCCGTCTTCTGAGGTGGTCCAAGCACTGGTAGCCGAACTGTTGGCTGGAGCAAATCTGCCCCATTCCCAAATGGGTTGATCTACTATTGGTTTTATATTATTTGTAACTGCCATTTTATGAGAAAGTTAAATTTTGTCGTATTCCATTTGCATAAGCATTTCTTGCTGCATCAATAAATTGATACCTTGAGTCAACACCTGCTAGAGTTGCTACGTTACTTACTGTACTTACTGTACTCAAAGCACTTAAAGTTAAACCCCCACTTATTGCATCCAGTGTTATCCTTTGACGTTGGTTAGCATCTTGCGTAGCTATAGGAATTAATGCTTGGGCAATTCGTCTTAATAGAATTACTGCCTCATCGCTAGAAGGGGTTAAATTAATATCATAGTAAATCTGCAAATCGTGACTATCTAGCATAGAAGTAGTATCATAAATCAAAGTTAATTGATTTCCGTTTACTGTTCCACCTTGTGTGGGATTTGCAAAGTTATAAATAATTTCATTAGTACTTACATTGGTTATAAGTAATACACTATCAAGATCTACAGTAGTAAAATCTGGAAATGTAATTACCTTACTAGCTGCATTAAAAGTGTAATTTTTTAATTGGACTTTCATAGTTTTATATTTTAGTTTATCCTAAAGCAATTGCATAAGCAATACTTAAACTTTCTGGTGTGTATTGAGTAGAATCTGTGGAACCATCCGCTTTTAAAAATTCAGAAGAAGTTCCTCCTTCTTTTTTAATTTCTACAGCAGTAGCAATTCCAAGTACTGTTAAATTATTTTGAATCCTTGCAGTACCATTTACATCTAAGCGGAATCCAGCGTCTGTGAATGTGCCGCCGTTTTGAAGTGTGAAATTTCCAGTTGTTGCATGAAACCTTCCATAAACAGTATTATTTATTGGAAAGTTGATGTTAGTATTTCCACTAACTCCAAAAAATGCACTTTGTCCACTTGGTGCGTAGTAATAACTAAATATTGATTGGAAACCCCATACAGCAGCTATACGGAATGAACCTGAACCAATGCTATATAAATTATCAACACTTGGATATATATCGCCTTTAAAGCGAATGCCCATATTTATAACGCCCGTATATGCCCCTGTATTAAACGTCGGATTAATATCTAATCCCACAAGAACATCATTGTTTGCACTTGCTACAAGCGTGTTATTTATATAATTTCCCCTTGCAATAGTACCAGATGCCGTAACGCTACCATTAGAAGTTAATCCACCAGCCGTAATAAAATTCGTTGTCGTAGCCCCTGCCGTTGTAACTTGTGTGAGAGTAGGCGTTGGGATGGCAGTTCCTACAGAAATATTTTGCCATTTAGTCCCATTAAACTGGAATAAGTCTCCTGACTGTAATCCTGATAATTGTACATCTTGTAAAAGGGCAACTTGGTTAATAGGTACATTTGTTCCATTGACCCACTGAACACCATCCCACTTTAAAACTTGTCCTGTTTCTACTGCATTTACATAAACATCAGTTAAACTATCTAAAGTACTAACAAATGTAGGTACTCCAGTAAGTTTGTTCCAAGCTAATGAAGTTATCCAAGAAGGATTTGCATAAGTTCCTGAAGTAACAACAATCGGGTCTGTAATGCCATATCCCAAAAGAGTGTTAGGTAAACCTGTTAACTTACTGAAACTTAACGAGTTAATAAAGGAAGGATTGGTATAACTTGTACTTAGTTTTACATAAACTGTATCTGCGTAAGCCGCGACTAAAGCATTACTGTAGTATTTTTGACCTCCTTCAGGGATGGAGTCCGTAGTTAGGTTAACTGCTCCTGTTTGGCTATTAACACTTGTAACTGGACTTGTTATAATTAAATTTCCAGATCCTAATAAAGACTGACCATTAATTGTTTTAATGTTAGTCCCACTTACAAGTAAAGGTTGTTTTTCTAACAGTGCCTGCGTAGCAAGTGTAGAAAGTGGTTTATTTAAATCACTTGTATT